GTCGACGCTGAGGCCCTGCTACGTGAATACATCGGCCAAGGCAAAAGCAAACCCATCCGAACTGTTGTCGCTGACTCGCTTTTTGGGCAAGCGGCAGCGGCCATGTTGTTCATGCAGAGGAATAAACGCCCGTCCTGGCCAACAACCGGAATTACCATTGGCATGCCTCTAAATCAAACGCTTGAGTCAATTCTACTGCAGATTCAATCTTTTGCAGACGCCAATGGAGCCATCGTTTTTGAAAGCGACGGGACGGAATTCGATGCACGAATGAGTCGGATTCTTTTCGCTGGGCTCGCACGTTTAGGAGAACTTGGAATTTCCGATCCTTTCAAAAGTGCCGAATATGCGAGCTGGATCCGCGCCAACTACGATGCAGAGCAAGATGGCTACATCTTCAATCTCGTCACGCCAACATACAATAATACAGCCTACGTAGTAGACAATACTACAATCCGCGAAGGACTTCTTCTCCACCACAACGATCTCTTCTTGTCGCCTGGCGACACTTTAGTGCCTGGCAAGGCCATCCTCTATTCAAAGGAGGAAGAGGTCAATGAAAGATGGTGCGTGAACAACGCAATCGCATACAAGGGCCACGTCGCCCTCCGATCAGAATGGGACCTGGGAAGAGAAGTCCGTGGTTTCCAACGTCGAGTGGTCAATTTATACCCGACTGTTGCCGAAGCCATGACAGAGTTAATCGACGAGACTCGAAATCTCGCCCTCAGTGCAAATATTTTGCCCAAGAACCGAGGTGGTATGACCGGGAAATTCGCGACCAGCTGGGACAACAGCCATGGATGGCGCCTCGCCCTCCTCATGTCCCTTTACCGGTACCATGATGGTCGCTATTCCATGAACCAAATTCTTGAGACATTCAAGATGGCAAACACCGGGGACGACACCATAGGCGCCATCATACCGGGAGCTATCGCATCAGAAGGGCCTAATGCCAAAGGCTTGGACGTGGATCGCCTCCGCGCCTGTGCCCGTAGTGTCGGCGTACATCTTAAATTCGGCGTCGTGCCTAACATTTACGAAGCCGAATACGTTGGTCTACGAACTCGCCGAACAACATCTGAGGATAAACAGATCCTCCGCCTACTGGCCAAGGATGTATACGACGAGACCACAGGCCAACTTGCTGCCAAATTTGAAGCATCCAAGCTCTCGCGGTCACAATACTTGGACGCCAGAGAAGAGGCACAGGCTGTTGCGATCACTACACGGGAACATCAAGCCATCATCTATAAAGACACCCATGCCATGGTGCTTCGTGCTATGGGGGCAAGGTGGTTCCAGCAAAGACGCGGAAATCTCACTGGTTCACCCGACCTAGATGAGGCCATCGACAAAGCTAAAAGGTCAGTTCATGAGGATCTCAAAGCCCACCGGTGGACTCCAAAAGAGTCACAAGAATCCCAGCGCCGAACCAATGAGATTGAAACGGAAATCCTGGCAAGAATTGAGCCGGGCCATCGCGCCAACCTAATGGCCAGGCGCAAAGTCCCATTCACCACCTTTCAGTTCAATCGAATTGCGACTCTGGTTGGCCATGGCGCGCTCACAGCCTTCATTCCAGAACAATATGAGAGCACGGCGAATGAATACTGCGCAGAACTCAATGCCATATTCAACGCTGGGAACTTAGCTACAAGGGCAGTCATTCGACAAGACCAAGACGGGCTCCCTTTAGTTGCCTACGAAAACAAGGGGAAACCCGTCAATTTACTACAGTTTAACCAAGCGTCAGACATTGATGCGGGAC